TTTAGACGCAAGCACTGAAATAAAAGGTGACGGAACTGTTGATTCGGACGACCTTACTGATAATGCCGGATATAAAGTAGCTACAGGGGCCACAGAAGATTACAAATCTACCGACATCGATGATGTTTTAAATCAAATTCAAGATTTGGATTATAACATTGTATTTACTGATCAGATAGGTGAAAACGGAGCAGGTTCAATTAATTTGAAAGTTATTTCACATAGAAATAATCAGGCCAAGTTTGACAAATTTGTCTTTGTAGGTGCTTATCCTAACAAAGAAAAATATAATGATTCTTTGGTTATGGCTCGCTCTTTCAATAGTGCTTGGGTTTCATGTGTGCATGGTGGTATTGGTACTGCCAGCGATTTAGTAGCTACAAAGGTGCGTTGGTGGGGGGTACTTTATAATTTGTGTCAAATAATCGGTAGAGTGTCCGGTAAACCGCCTTATGTGCCCGCGACAAACAAAACTATTGGTGGTGATAAATTACAGCATATACCGAGCGAAAAAGAGATGGAAAAGGCTGTTAAAGCGGGTTTGATTATAGTGTACCCGAATCCATATTTGAGACGGTTTGTAATTTTGCAGGCAGTGACAACATTGCAAGATAATCAACTTCTTTTTAATAAAAAGGGTGATTCTTTCAGTTTGCAATTTATGCGTATTCTGGCACAGTTAAATAAAGAATGTGTTGTGAATGCCGAAATCGACCTCATGGGGGATGAAAACGGAGTGAATATCAATACTCTGTCTAAAGGAGCATTGGAAACGTGGACAATCAATTTCTTACAACAAAGAGTTGCAACTGAAAATCAAGATAATTTGATTACACGGTTTCAGAATGTAGTAGCGACTAAGGTAGACGATTACTATAAAGTAACTTATGAAGTTGTTGTAAACAATGAGGTTACCAAAGTATTCTTTACCGGATTTTTATTACGTAATTAAAATAAATAGATATGGCTAGAGGAAAAGTTTTTACCGCGGCTAAAGCGTTTATTAAGATAGATAATGAAATTGCTGGCTATTGCCGTAATTTGAATTTTTCTGAAAACGTTAACCGGGCAAATGTGCAGGGTTTAGGTAGTTTAACCTATCAGGAAGCTCCTGCGGTAGCGTATACTTGTCAGTGGTCTGTTTCTCAGTATTTTCTTTCTTTTGAAACGCCGATCATGCGTAAGATGTTGAAGAAATTTGGGAGTATCGCTGAAATCAAGAATAGTTTAGTTCTTGGTGATATTGCTTTTGATATTACAGTTTATGCAAAATCTGTGGTATCAGAAGATGCACAGTCAAAACTGGTTACTGAGGTTGATAATACCGGAGAAACCATTGCAAGACTACAGGGATGTTTGTTGAATAGTCAATCGTTTCAAGTGCAGGAGGGAGGAATTTCGGGTATTGACATCAACGGAATTTATTTGGAACCAATTAGTATGGCGGGATAACCGCCATACCCTTTTAAAGACAAACGACAATGATAAAAGACGAAGTAGAATTAGTAATTAAGGGGCATACTTACAGCATTAAGTTTCCTAATGTAGGACAGTATTACCGCATTGAAGCAATTAAGCAAAATTTATCAAATGGATATTATAATGCTTTGGTGATGAGCGTATCTAAGGCTGCTCAACATGCTTTAGATATGATTGACATTGAAGCTACTTTGGTAGTTTTGTGTCCGGAGCTTATTAAAGATTTGAAAGTAAAGAACTTTAATGAACTCGATATTCGAGATTATTGTGAAATTCGGGATGCTTTTTATAAAGTAGTCGCACCATTTTTCAAAGAAATCGATGAATTACTGAAAAGTGAAGATAATGCATTAGAGCAGAATTGAGATGAAACGTTCCGAGTTGGTACAATGCGTCATCAACTGGAATAGTCGGTTCCCGTTGGATAAATGGTGGAGAATGAAACACGGTGTTGCATTCATGTCACCTGCCCATCGGGAATCTTCTTTTATTGATCAGTTGTTGGAGTTTGAAGAAGATAAACTTTTCTTTAAAACAAGGGAAAAAGAAAAGGAAGACAAATATATACCGGGTATTGGGGAATTTTTGAAAGGAGAAATTACTGCTGAAAGCTTTATTGACGAAGCTCAGGCTGAAATTGAAAAAATGCTAAAGAAACAAGAAAATGGCAGAGGATAAAAGAATACGGGTAACAGCTGATTCATCCCCTCTACAAGAATTACGTCAGGGGGCACAATTTTTATGGGATGACCTGACAAAAATGGAAGGGAAGTTTAAAAATTTGGCTGATGAAACAATTGTTTCAATACAACGCCAGATTGATCTTCTGAAAGAAAGAAATAATTTGTTGAATCCCGATCATTTTGGAAGTGATTTTAATACTGGTAGCAGGATAATAAACCCGACTACAGGTCGATATATGGATGGTCGTACTCCTGGTGAAAATTTACGGAATTTAGACATAGTTGGTCTTAATAATCGTAATATAACACTGCTAGATAGAATTTTTACCCAAGTCATCCGTATAGCTGAAATTCTTGAACAGGATAGC